CCACCGTATGCACCGAGACCCGCCATTAGCCCTTTACTTAGGTTACCTGTACGTGCAGTTTCAACTGCGCCGACACCGAGACCCGCCATCCAAGCAGGCATACCCGTTAGTGCAGTAAGACCGAACCCGATGATGGAGGGCAGTAGCTTGTCCAAGAACCCAGCTTCAGGTAGCCCCGTTTCTGGATTGATCGTTAGCGTACCGCCGTGATTTACTGCTAGTGCCTGAAGCCCACGCAACTCATTGGGGGACATGTGAACCAGCGTTTTATCAGGCCCACGGCCCTGTGACGCCAAGTGTTGTGCTGCGAGTTGTAGGCTCATATCTGACCTTTACAAGGAAGTCTTAATTCTTAACATTTGGCTGGTGGCCTGTATGCCATCCTCTGTATCTCTGTAAACATCGCCTAGCCGTAGGTTGGGTAGGTCTTCTTGCGTTGGTAGCGTATTCAAGTCTAAGTTTAAACCCGCCAATGAAAGCTGCTGTACTGAGTTCAGGTTATTGAAGAACAACGTCAGGATGTTCAGCAACTGATTCATGTAGGCAGGGTCGTACTCCTGCGGTGGTTTGGGCAGGTTAGGAGGTGCGCGTAACGCAAGCATTCCCATAGTTAGGCAACCCCCCAGTGCAGCCGCTTGAATCCGTACATAGCTCTATCTTCTGCCGTCAGGACGGATATCAATCCGGGGGGAGCCAAGCTGCCATTGCGTACCCAGCGCAGTAGACTCAATCCGCATCGACATCTGCCGTCCACGAACCCTGATATTGATCTGACCCGTAAAGGTGTCCAAGTCGATTGGATAGGTCTGCGTTGCCGTTACGCTCTGGGTAGCCGTTGTGCTTGTACCGCCGACAGACCTTGGATCGTTGTACCCGGAGCCAGAGTTCTGCAACGGGAGAAGCTGCATTGTCAGACTGGGAGTCGTGCCGTCGGTGGAACCCCGGAAGGTCAAGTCAGGCAGCATACGCCAGACAAACGCCATGTTATGCCCGTCCCCAATGTCAAACTGGGAAGATGTTATGGACGCTGTAATCGGCACAAGAGTTCCAGTTACCCCGTCATCCACCCCGTTTTCATGGTTGACAATGTTGTTTGCGTAGGTAGCCGCTATTGGGAAGCTGCTCAGTCCGCTATCCAGCCACGCACTCCGGGCCATGTTGCCGTAGTACCAGATATCTTCTGAGTAGTTGTAGATCACATACTTGTCAATGGCCGTAGCAGTAGATGAGCAATAGAACCACCAGACTTCATTAAAGCCCTCGTTAGTACCAGCAAAGACTTGGTAACCTTGACCTAAGTTGATGTCATTGAACACATACTGCCGCACATCGCAGCGCATGGTAGACATACGTCCATCGTACTTGTAGAACTTATCCACGCCCATCCAGTATGCTGTACCAGAGGCAATAATAGCTGCGTTGGGGCTGATGATGGAGAGGTTATCCCCCACAAGAGTAGTTCCCCAGACTAGCGGTGGGCCAAGGTACTGGAGTGAATACAACGAGGAATCCGTCCAGACAAGAACCTCTTGGCGAACCTGCACCGCAGTCAGGATAGCTGACCCATGCGACAGTCGAACAGAACCTGCTTGATTGGCAACAGACGGATACCAGTCCACCACGGACTCTTGATTTGACCACCGGATCAGCATCGGATCAAGCGGTGCGGAGGTGGCTATGTCGTTACACCCAAACAGAATAACAAACCTGCTGACATCAGATATTAAGATGTAGTTCTGGAAGAGTGGGGCGTCCACCAACAAGGAGATGTAAACGCCTGTTCCGGTAGAAGATGTGTTTATTAGACTACCGCCAGCAGTTGTAGATATGTTGGCCGATACACCCGACACAACATTTTGCAGGTAATAAGTTGTAGCCGCTGATACTCCAGTAGGCAGCGCGGAGGTAGCAGCAAACTGAACCCGTGTGTTCTCGGCTAGGATGTTGGTTAGCGTTACCACCGCAGGGAGCAATGTAGACGAGCTATTAGTGAAAGTTACCGTGCCACCAAGGGTGTTGATGTTTACACCCCTAACGCTAGTGTCCTCGGCAGTCCAGTAGTACACCCCGCCACCACGGGGGCCAAAGATCAAGTCTTCCCCATAGTTACTCTGGCTCCAGACGCGAAGCTGATCCGTTCCTAAGTTATCTGATCCCCATGATCCTTCACCCCAGTAGCCTGCACCCCATCCGGTAAGCGGGACTTGGAACTCTGGGCCGACATTAAGTTGGTAGGCGGCGACAACAGAAGCGCCACCACCGGGGGAAGCTGCAATAGCTGTACCGTTTGGAACTACGGATATAACTATGGTGTAGCTATTTACATTGATAACGGTTATTTGAAACTCTTTGTTTAATACTGCGGCTGTAACATTAGTAGCACCCCCGCCAATATCTACTGCCCCACTAAATGTAACAAAGTCCCCGGTTATGCCCCCATGCGCGGTGTCTGTTACCGTAACCGTAGTAGATGCAATAAGCGCAAACGGATTATTATTGATCGTAGAAGATGCCCGGATAGGGGTTACATCGTAATACGCTCCACCCCGTTCAATGTAGAACTTCAGGTTTGTTCCAAGGCCGATTAGGTTCTGGCCCGCTAGAGTTATCCAGTTCCACAAGGAACGGCAGATGCCAAGGAAAGTGTTAGCGGAGATGCGTGTCCAGCCGCCAATTTTCTCGGGAGTTCCCTGACGGAAGCGCACCTTCTCAGACTCGTAGTACCCGCCTTCGTTGGTGTACCGAGTGTTCTCCCGGTTAACCCCCGGCTTGAGTACGATCTTCTGTAAAGGCATTGGGCATCCTACGATAGAAACAGGGAGCGTTCATCAATGCGGCGGTTCTGTAGCCCCTTGAGGATTTTACCCCCACCCATGCAATATTTCAATAGCTCTTGCGCCGCATCTTCTGTCTCCCCGCGTAGGAGCTTCTGCCTGAGCGTACTGCGTTGGAGAGTTCCCAAACCACAATTAAAAGAGAAACTGCACAGGCTATCAAACTGACCTTGTGTAAGCTCCACAGGACACTGGACGGCGACCCCGCGCTCAAACCTTGCCAAATCTGATCGAAGAATTCCATCTACTTCCTCCGTTGTGAAGGTGCGGTTATCCGATTCCTGAAGCTGAAAATCCTGTCGCTGATCCAAAGGTAAACGACCTTGAAGGGTGTATAAAACATGTCCGACTCCGACTGTCCAAAGTTTTGCGGGGCAGCGATATGCGCGAAACCGTACCCCTTCGTGATGACGGATCATGCTGATGCACTTGTCCGATACCTTCATTTCTTGGCAAACGCTTGACTGCCGAACCAGAAACTAATGACCGATGCCCAGATGATCTGCGTGTCTGCATCCCACAAGGTTTCCAGCATCTCGGTGAACGGGACATTATGGTTCCACGCATACGCGAACCCAGCCACATCTACGAACACCAACAAAAGAAACAGACCGTAGGTAATCAGGGGCCGCACCCCGGCACGGAGGTTAATCATCCACTGACTAGCACCCTGACCGATTGCTATGTCGTGAGCATACAGAGCAGAGCGTTCCGTTGCCGCCGCTTCTACTAGCTGGCCCTGTAGGTGAACCTCCTCTACCCGTTGCTGCGCCTCAAACCCTAGCTTCCGCATCTCCAGTTCCCGTTCAATCTGCATCTGAGCCAGCAGTATTTCCTGCTTCTTATCAGCACGGTCTTGGAAGAACCCTAGCAGCTTGGGTAGACCCCCGGCAAGGAAGGAGACTAGAGTGGTGAGGAGAGTTAGCATTTACAGTCTTTCTTTGGCGTTTCTTCTTCATCATGGGATAGCTTTACCCCGGCAAGTAACCCGATAAACCCACCGACTACGGTCTGAAATGCGGGGCCGACCAACTCAAAAATCTTATTGTTGTCTACAAGTGGGTCAAACAAACCGAATAGCATTACCCCAGACATAGACAGCACAACAATACACAGCGTCAGACTAACCATGACGGTAACAATGAAGGTGAGCTTGGCTTTCATGATTATCTTGTGTAGAAGCTAATGGAATAGAACGCAGCAATAACCACCATCAGAACAACTAGGAAGCCCATTATGTACAGACCAATTTCCTCTGCGTCTTTTCTAAACTGATCTGCCTTGTTCTTCCGCGCTGTGTCCGCTGCCTTGCGTTCCTTCTGCATATTCAGGCGCTGCTCTAGCATCTTGAACCACAAGTCGCCGTTGCCCGACATAACCAATGCGTTCTTTAGTTCATTCTCTTGCTCCTGAAGCTGGTGAGCCTTCATTACAATCTGCATAGCCTCGGCAGTATCAGACTTGCGGGAGGTGCTGGCTTTAACTACTACATCCTTCAGATCGAAGAACTTCACCATGTCCCCGGCAATACCCTGAATATCCTTGCCCATCGCTATCGCGGCTTTGATACCTTTCAGCGCAGCCTGCGCTGCCATGAATGCGGTTACTGGATCGACCATCGGAACCACCTGCGGAACATGGCTAACCAGTCTGTCGGCTTACGGCAGTTGCAGTTGCGTCCTTGGTTGCAGTTGCCGTTGCACATGGTTAGAAAGTGATTGACCCGCTGGCTGTGAAGGTGTAAATCGTGAACCCACCCGATGTTGTCTTAGTCGGTGAGCTTGTGGTGGAAGCTGCGTCTTTGTATATGGTGGGATAGCGGATGATTACGATGCCGCTGCCGCCTGCTGCCCCATTTGCCCCGCTGAGTTGACTAGCACCGCCACCGCCACCACCTGTATATGCAGTCCCCGCAACCGCTGCGGGAGAATTATCAAAACCACCAGCGCCACCGCCACCTACACCGCCAGAACTAGCACCTACAGAGCCGCCACCACTATCTGAACCAGCACCGCCGCCGCCAGCGTAAGTCGTGACCGTTCCATTAATTGCTGATGCAATCCCAGCACCGCCATTTCCGGGGACAACTCCCACAGCGGCTGTAAGTCCAATAGTTCCGGCGCCACCACCACCACCACCCGCTTTTGCAGATGTTCGTCCATCGCCGCCAGAACTGCCTTGCCCAGATGTTCCAGACGCGCCTGTTATGACACCAAATCCACCACCACCGCCCCCAGAGCCACCTGATTTTGCAGCGGTATTATTTCCATAACCACCACCACCACCACCAGTAGCAACAACATTTCCCGTGGTAGCTCCAGAAGATGCCGCAACTAAAACAGAATTGTTCCCATTATTTCCAACTGTTGACGATGCAGCACCGCCAGCCCCCACAGTTACCCAAATCTGCGTACCAGCAGTCGCGCCAGAGAATCCAGCAAGCAGTCCCCCAGCGCCACCACCACCGCCATAATTTGCACCCCCACCCCCACCCCCGGCGACAATCAAATACTCAATATTTGGCGGTGCTATCCCCGTCCAGTTCTGGTCTTTGACTGCTTGGGACACCTGTGAGAGTGTCCACATCCCGGAGTACTGGCTCATGCAATAACTCGCTCAACCCATGCAAGCGTAGGTTCGTCCCAGTTAAACATCTTGCCTTCAACTACGGGCATAGGCGTTGGGGCCGACCATTGATATGTAGCCTCGTCTTTCGTCCACGATGGGTAGGGTGATGGAGCATAGAAACCTACACCGTCATACAAATAACCAATACCTGCGTAATTTTTACGCAGCGGTCTGCCTTCAGGGTGCTGCCCACCAGAAGTATTGTATGAGGTCTGAACCCAAAGCGCAGGGTCACCCCAATGCCCGAGGTTCAGGGTTTCTTGGTCAATCACGATGACTGATGTAACAATTCCGTTTTCTACCTTAGCAAAATGTGCCATTCCTATCTCCTCTTAAAAAGTAACAGTACCCGATGCAGTCCAGATGTAAATCTGATAACCGTCTGAGTACAGGATTTGTGGGTAGTTTGCACCGCCGAATGATGCTGGTGGGCTTTGGGTTGCAGGGTAGCGGATGATTACTATGCCTGAGCCGCCTGCGCCGCCATTGCGTTCATTTCCACCAGTGCCACACCCACCCCCACCCCCACCACCTCCAGTATTAGCTGTCCCCGCTACGCCAGCAATAGTAGATGCCCCACCCGCACCACCACCACCCGCTCCACCGCCACCAGCGGCAGAATTGGTTGCTGGCGTATACGCCGCTCCCCCGCCACCACCAGCGTAGAACACGCGACTTCCTGTAATTGTTGATACTGTTCCTGTGCCGCCAGCGCCTGAAGCCGCCTGTACATTCGGGTTCCCAACTGAACCGCTACCGCCACCACCAGAACTGCTAGATGCCGCTGGTGATGTTGTAACGATTGCACCACCAGCAAATCCTTGACCAGATGTGCCAGCAATTGCTGATGCAGTTGTAGAGTCACTGCCGTAACCCCCCCCAGAACCACCTGTTGTTGGTAATGGTGCTGAAGTAAATCCACCTCTACCGCCGCCTGTAGCCGTAATGGAACTAAACACAGAATTAGAACCAGCTACCCCCGCATTTGTAAATCCAGCGGCAGACGCACCACCCGCACCCCCTGCACCGACAGTAACAGTCAATGCAGTGCCAGCCGCAACAGCAAGACCAGCCGCAGTTAAAAGACCACCCGCACCACCACCACCCGCTCCACCGCCATTATTTCCTCCTGCACCCCCACCCCCACCAGCTACAACAAGATATTCAACAGTCGTGGGTGCGCCAGACAGAGGGTTGAATGTGGCGGTGAGAAATCCCCCCAAGAGATTAGCCGACATGAACAATCTCCTTGGTTTTATTCATATTAGCAACTCTTTGCGCTTTTAATATTGGATTGGCCCATACTGCTTTCATACGGTCAGATTGCGCTTTTCTGTGTTCTGATGTAGCAATATAAGTAGCTTTAGAACCCAACTTTGATTGTCGTATTTTTTCTTTGCCTTCTTCAGACATTTTCCAACCACGCATTTTTTGCTTTGCTTCCTCTGATCGTTTTAAACCAGTTGTTGCTATTCTGCGTTTTTCAATTGTTTCTGCGCTTTGTTTTCTACCTATCAAGCTGGCGCTAATTTTTGCCCGTTGCTCTGGTGGTATTGGTCTACCAGTAAACAAATTGCTCATATGGTTACACCATTCCTGAGAACGCTTTACACCATACATATGATGGTCTTCGCCAAAGAATCCAGCATAACCTTCACCGCCAGCAGTTATGTTGTAGCCGTTTGGCATTCTTGTTTTAAATGCTTCAATGGCTTTTATTTCTAAATCAAAGCAATACCCCATTGTACTTTGTACCAGCACTTCCATATTAAACTTATTGGAGCCATATTTTTGAATAGCATTTCCAAGAAGAGATTTATTATGTGTAGATGGCTTTACACAATGTTTTTTAAACCGCTTGGCAGGGTGCTTGGATACACCAATGTATTGCAGACCCGTCACGCTATTTGTAATGCGATATAGGTAGCCAACAGTGGTGGCATTTACCCCCAAGAGAGTTTGGCTCATGGTGTTAGCTCCATTTTATTATTACGATGCCAGAGCCGCCGTTGTAAATTCCTGCACCAGCCACGGTATTAGCATTCGAACCGCCACCGCCACCTGTATTAGCAGTTCCGGCAGAGCCGCTTGCTGTGGGATAACCAGACCCCGTACCTCCACCGCCAGTGCCGCCAGTGCCGCCTGTTGCACCAGAACCGTTAGAGCCACCCCCACCCCCGGCGTAAGTAACGCCACCTAAGTTAGCACTGGCGGCTGAACCATTACCGCCACTCATTGCTGCCGTACCCGATACATAGGACTGACCTGCGGCTCCAGCACCTCCACCTCCACCGCCAAGTCCATAAACAGCAACGGGTTCACCGTTTCCGCCAGCATTTCCTTGCCCACTTGGAGATGCGGCCCCCCCTGCGTAATTTGTAGGCCCCCAAGTTCCGCCGCCGCCTGAGCCGCCAGCAACGCCAGCAGCACTATTGTAGTTGCCGCCACCGCCACCGCCAACAGAAGTAATAGAACTGAATATTGAAGATGTACCGCTACCTCCAACAGCGGCGGATACGGCTGTTCCACCAGCACCAATAGTTACTGCATAAGAAGTCCCGGCAGTTACAGAAAGACCTGTAGCTGTACGGAATCCGCCAGCACCGCCCCCGCCCCCATAATTACCACCTGCCCCACCACCGCCAACCACAAGATACTCAACTTGCGTAGCACCAGTAGGAGCAGTCCACACCCCGGAGCTAGACATTGCAAACACATTAGTTGTAAGCGCAGTAGGCGTAGTTGGGGCCAAAGTCCCAGTAGATGCAAACTGGTGAATAACATAACCGCCATTAGAAAACACAGTCCCACCCGTGTAGAACTGCGTTGAGCCGGGATACCTGACGATGACTATGCCTGATCCTCCTGTGCCAGATTGACCTTGCGCGCCATTTCCAGTATTTACAGTGCCGCTAACATTTGTAGCACTGTAAGTTCCATTTCCTCCAGCGGCATAAACAGTAACCGTTCCGTTGACAGAACTTCCTATGCCTGCACCACCATTACCACTTGTCGTGCTTGTTGTATCCAACCCCTTAGTTCCTGCGCCGCCACCGCCGCCAGCTTGCGAATAAGCTCCGGTATTATTACCTCCAGCGTTTCCTTGCCCAAAAGTACCTTGTGCGCCAAATAGAGGATTATCTGCTCCAGCGCCACCACCAGAGCCACCAGCAGATACAGGAGTTGTACGCCATGCTCCAGCGCCACCACCAGATGAAGAAATAGAACTAAATACAGAAGCAGACCCCGGTGAAGCCGCGCCTGCTGTACTTGTACCGCCGCCGCCCACAGTAACCGTTAGGGTTGCACCAGCCGTTACAGGTAAAATTCCAGAAAGTAAGCCACCACCCCCGCCACCGCCAGCCGCAGAACCCCCGCCACCCGCAACCACAAGATACTCAACCCATTGCGGTGCGATATTGCCCGTCCATGCGCCTTGCCTGATGCCTTGCAGCACTTGACGGAGAGTGAAAAGTCCTGTTGCCATAATTAGAATGTGATTGTGCCGCTGGCAACCCAGCGATATACCCGCCAGCCGCCAGTGACATAGGATTCGGGACTGCCCGTTGTGGATGTTGCCGGGGCTAGGTATGATGGGTAGCGGATGACTATTACGCCTGAACCGCCTTTACCACCAGAAGAAGCACAACTACCCCCGCCACCACCGCCAGTATTATCTAGCCCATTTGCACCAATAAATCCGATAGATGCTGAGTAGGCAGTAACTTGAGCTGCGCCATTACCACCACCCGCAACACCTAAACCTGCTAAAACGGTTTGGTTATAAAATGCGCCACCCCCTCCACCGCCAGCGTATAAAACTCTTGACCCCGTAATGCTGGAAACCTGCCCAGTTCCACCCATGCCCGAATACGAGCCGTGTAAACCAATAACACCCACAGAACCTGCGCCGCCGCCTCCTCCAGCTTCGTGACCATTACCGCTTACGGGGCCGCTAGAACCTGCAAATCCTTGTCCAGATGTTCCAGAACCACCAGCATAAGTATTTACATATCCACCACCACCGCCAGAGCCGCCATTATTGCCAGCAGCATCGACAGCACCGCCGCCACCGCCAGTAGAAGTGATTGTTGCACCGCCTACAATTGCTGAATTAACCCCATTTGTTCCAATTGTGTAGCTAGTAGCCGCACCCCCAGCACCGCCGCCGCCAACCGTAATCGTGATACTTGATCCGATGGTTACCGCAAACCCCGTAGCTGTTAAAAAACCACCCGCACCGCCACCACCTGTAGCAGAGCCACCAGCCGCAGAACCACCGCCCCCACCCCCACCAGCCACGCACAGGTATTCCACCGTAGCCACGGGGAAATTTAAACCAGTGAGTCCAGCGGAGAGGATGCCGCCGATGCGTGAGAGGGACATTATGTAATTTCTTCCCACGAACTAGTCACAACAAATTTACTTGCCGTGCTTGCTGTGGCCCCAATCGACTTGTCTTCTAACAAGTAAAATGAACTGGTTTTATCCACAACAATTAACGAAGCGTTTGGTGGAACAGAAATTGTTGCTGCAATCTGTGTA